ACTATAGTTTCCTGATAAATACAACATCAGGAAACAACTATGACCGCAAATATATTAGCTACACCATCAGGCTTAACGCTAGACGAATTAAAACAAGCATTATTTCAAAACTGTCGTTATCGTTTAGGTGACGGCATCATTGATTTAGAGTTAGATCCTCAACACTATGAGGCCGCATATAACTATGCTATCAAAGTATATCGTCAAAGGGCACAAGCCGCTACAGAAGAATCCTATACTCTTTTTACAGTAGAAAAAAATGTGGACACTTACACATTGCCCAGTGAATTTATCAATGTTCGTTCTATCTTTCGTAGAACAATTGGTTTAGAGACAGGTCCCGGTGCAAGTAGTTTCGACCCGTTTAGTTCAGCTATTTTAAACACTTATCTATTAAATTATAATTATGCGGGCGGTATGGCAACATATGATTTCTATGCGGGTTATGTTGAACTAGCCGCACGTATGTTCGGTGGATATGTAGTTTACACATTCAATCCAGTAACTAAAATATTGCGTATTGTGCGTGATCCTAAAGCTAGTGGCGAACGTGTGTTAATTTGGGCAGACATACAAAAGACCGAAGAAGTATTATTACAAGATCCAGGTGCTGGTGTATGGATTGGCGATTTTATTTTAGCTAATCTTAAACTAATTATTGGTGAAGCACGTGAAAAGTTTGCAACTATTGCAGGACCTGGTGGCGGTACTAGTTTGAATGGTACTGCTATGAAAGCTGAAGGTAAGGCTGCAATGGAAACATTAATAGAAGACCTAAAGCGTTATGTAGATTACAGTCAACCATTGACTTGGGTACAAGGATAAATGAGAGCTACAGAATTCATAGTTGAATATAGAGATAGGCTATTACAATATGTAAAAAGTCTATTGCCTACTTGGCCCGAGTATGTTCTCAAAGATTGGTTAGTTCCTAACAAAGGTAATTTTAGTAATCTACCCGCAGACGCACTTAAAAATAGTGTTATGGAAAAAGTCAAACTAGCAGGTCTAAAGCCTGATACTAAATGGCAACTTGTGCCTAATATGAAGTTTACAATGGATATGTTTAACCCAATGACCACACAACGATTGATAGGTCGTGCCGGCGGGCATAGTGATATGGGATTAGATGTTCCACGTGATAAAGAAAGACACGCTACGCAGGCAGCATTAGCACAACAACAAGGCGGTGTTAGAAAAGAACCGGTACTACTAATAAAAACAGTTAATGGTTATGAACTATTAGAAGGTTGGCATCGTACTATTCAGCACTTTCATAAGTATCCAGATGGTTATACAGGTCCTGCTTATGTAGCAGTAGCACAAAGTAGTATAACAGAATCATTTAGAGTCAGTTTAGATAAATTAATCCCTACAAGAGATTCATATAATTTGAGTCAAATGGATCCAGATGTTGTTGATATATTTGCTAGACGAGCAGGAACACCTGATTGGGACGATAAAGAGGGTGTATTAGTAGTATCCCCTAGGAAAGATGGGAACTATGACATAATAGATGGTCACCATCGTTATGCCGGGCTAAAGAAAGCTGGTGCAAAAAACGCATTAGTTAGTTTGAAAAATTAAATAACCTAAACAGTTTACTTTATATTTCTCCCGTAGTATAATATGTACTACAGGAGTTTTTTATGATTATTGGAGTTACAGGATTAATTGGTAGTGGCAAAGATACTATCGCAGACTATCTTTGCACATTTCACGGATTTAAACGAATGAGTTATGCGGCTTCACTTAAAGATGCAGTAGCCGCAGTATTTGGTTGGAATAGAGAATACTTAGAAGGTTCTACTAAAACTAGCAGAGCTTGGCGAGAACAAAAGGATGAATGGTGGAGTGAGCGTTTGGGTATGGACATTACCCCACGATGGGTATTACAATACTGGGGTACAGAAGTATGCCGTAACAACTTTCACACTGATATTTGGGTAGCAAGTGTAGAGAATAAACTACGACAAACAGATGAAAACATTGTGATTACTGATTGCAGATTTGCCAATGAAGTCAAAGCATTAAAGAATGTAGGTGCTGTTACAATGCGAGTTAATCGAGGTGAAAGACCAGTCTGGTATAGTGCCGCAGTTGATTACAACAATGAACCTGAAGGTAGTGAACAAAGATTAAAAGCTATGGTAGAGTTAGGTAACTATAGTGTTCACGCAAGTGAATACAGTAGCATAGGTTTATTGTATGACTATTACATTGATAACAACGGAACCATCGATGATTTACATAAACAAATCAACTCAGTGGTCAACCTGTAAGTCCCCTCGTTTCCAAGTAACTTCTTTCTTTTTAACAACCTCTACACAGTTCAAGCAGATACTACGTAGATTAGATAACTCAGCGTTATCTAAATCACCATCTATGTGAAAGACTGTCATCTGTGTCATAAACAAGCTACGAAAGCCACATATATCACAGATGGTTTTCTTTTTATATCCCTTGCTTTTCCATTTAGGTACACGTGGTTTAAGCTTATTCTTTTTACGACCACACTCATCACATATACTACGATAGTGAGTTACATCACCTCGTTTGTAATTGATAGCGCAACTATTTTGATTACATAGTTTACATATAGGTCTTTTCATCACGTATTTAGCAGAAAAACCTTCGAAGGTACGCAAAACGGTGTTTTTTTAGACTTTCCGATAAATAATAATATACAACTGATAGTTGTAATGTATAACACAAAGGAAAAAAAAATGCCAGCACTAGTATCCCCAGGCGTAGACGTATCGATAATTGATGAAAGTCAATACTTACCTGCTGCCCAAAACTCAGTCCCGTTCATCCTTCTAGCAACTGCACAAGATAAAACAGATGCGGCAGGTACAGGAGTCGCAGCCGCAACAACAGCCGCTGCCGCAAATAAATTATTTTTAGTAACTAGTCAACGTGACCTGGTTAACTTATATGGTACACCGTTCTTCTACACAACAGCGGCTGGTACTCCATTACAAGGTAACGAACTAAATGAATATGGTCTATTAGCCGCTTACTCATTATTGGGTGTAACTAATCGTTGCTATGTATTACGTGCTGATATTGATTTAGCTAGTTTAGTAGGTAGTGCAGGTCGTCCAACAGGCGCACCAACAGACGGAACTTGGTGGTTAGATACAACATCTTCTACGTGGGGTATTAATGAATTCAATGCTTCTACCGGTAGATTTACTAATAAAATTCCATTAGTAATTACTGACGTTGTAAATGTTTCTGGTGGTGCACCATTAACTAGTTTAGGTAATATCGGCGACTATGCAGTTATTGCTATACCAGCGACAGGTTCACCTACAAGCCAATCACAGTTTTTCTATAAAGATGATAGCAATGATTGGGTAGCAGTAGGAACACAACAATGGCAAGCTTCTTGGCCAACTGTACAAGGTACTACAACTAGTGGTATCGGTGCTGGTGACACATTTACTATTAATTTAAGTGGTCAAACTGGTGCAATTACAGTAACTCCAGGTGGCACAAGTTTGCAAGATGTAGTTGATGCTATCAACGATTTGGCTTGGGATTATCTGTCAGCTAGCTCAATTGATGGTAAATTAGAAATTTATTCTTCACAACCAGGTCAAACAGGATATATTACTTTAGCTGAAGGTTCAGGAACACCATTAGCAGATATGGGTATTACTCCAGGTACATATTATCAACCATCAATGGTTTATGGTACAAGTGCTCAACAACCATTATGGACGTCAAGTCAACTTCAACCTCGCCCAACTGGATCAGTTTGGATTAAAGTTGGTGCGGCAGGTAGTGGTATGGTTTTAGCAACTTCAGAATACAATAGCTTATCAGCTAGTTTTGTATCTAAAACTTGTAATTTATACACACGTGATTGGTCTGCTAACAGTCTATTAGATTCTACAGGTGGTCAAGCTATACCTGCAGGAACAATATATGGTCAGTATTATTATGATGGTGAATATTCATCAGGTCCTGTATATCTATGGGAACGTTTAGCTACAGGACCAACAGTAGTGACAGGTACAAATACAGCCCCTAGTTTCACAACTGGACCATACTCGTTTTCAGTACAAACAAGTACACCGGGTAGTTCAAGTTTATCTTCTGTATATACAGTTACTTTAGCTGATAATTCAGACGCTATAGATTTTGTAACAGCTTGGACAGCGGCAAACATTCCTTATACATCTGCAATTGTTAATGCTGATGGTGCAATTGTATTGACTCATACGGTAGGTGGTGTCATTGTAATTGATGACTTTGATACTACTACTGGTTTAAGTCAAGGTATTTGTACAGAAGCCGGATTTGTAGTAGGTACTACAACAGGCGTTAAGTATGGTCCTGGATTAATCACTACATATACTGGTCTAAGTGGTACAGGTGGTGGTAGTGCTGGTACTTTCCAAATTACTAATAACTACGGCATATATTCAATGGCAGGTGATGGAGTAACATCAGGTGGTACTGGTTATGCAGTAGGTGATACAGTTGTTATCGATGGCGCCGATTTAGGCGGATCAAGTGGTACAAATGATGCTACTATTGTTATCACTAGAGTTACTAGTGGAGTAGCGCAATCTGCAACATTAGCTAGTAATTCTGATCAAGGTGTTGCAATCTATAGCACACAATTAAGTAACTGGGTAGAATTTACATACACAGCAAACGAAGGTGCTCCTAATTTAGATCCTGCTAATGGTACAAACTGGTACTACAATGTAGTTAACCAAGTTGACATTATGGTTCAAAAAGGTGGTACGTGGATAGGCTATAAAAATACAGCTTATGATACAACAGGCTTTCCGGCAGCTAGTGGTTCTAATACAACTGACCCAAATGGTCCTATTGTAAGTGCTAGTGAACCAACTACTCAAAGTGATGGAACAGCATTAGTATATGGTGATATTTGGATTAACACAAGTAATTTAGAAAACTATCCAATTATCAATCGTTACGAATCAACTACAGCGTATCCATCAGGTACTTGGGTATTAGTAGACAATTCAGACCAAGTAAGTTCTAATGGTGTAGTATTTGCAGATGCTCGTTGGGCAACTAATGGAACTACTGATCCAGTTAATGATCCTATCCCAACAATCAAGAGTTTGCTAACAAGCGACTACTTAGATTTAGATGCACCTGATGCAGGTCTATATCCAGAAGGTATGTTGTTATTCAATACACGCCGTTCAGGTTATAACGTAAAACAATTTTCAGTTAATTACTTCAATGCGACTGACTTCCCAGATGAGACTCTACCAACAGAGACTAATGCTTGGGTATCAGCAAGTGGTTTACAATCAAATGGCTCACCTTATATGGGTCGTAATGCACAACGTGCAATGGTTGTTCAAGCTATGCGTGCCGCAATCGGTACTAATATGAGTATCCGTGAGGAAGACAACTACTTCAACTTGATCGCTACACCTAACTATCCTGAGTTACAACCTCAGATGGTTACATTGAATAATGATCGTGGTCAAACAGCTTACATCATTGGTGACACACCGTTAGGTCTATCTGATCAGGCAACTACTATTACAGCGTGGGCACAAAACTTAGCAGGTGCTACAAGCACTGGTGAGCAAGGTTTAGTAACACGTGATGAGTATATGGGTATATTCTATCCAAGTGGCTTAGCACCAGACTTAAGTGGTAACTTAGTTGCTGTTCCTGCATCACATATGATGTTACGTACATTCTTACGTAATGACGCTGTTGCTTATCCTTGGTTTGCGGCAGCTGGCACACGCCGTGGTACAATTGACAATGCTACAAACATTGGTTATGTTGACCGTACAACAGGTGAATTCCAAGTGATTAAGAATCGTTTAGGTATTCGTGATGTATTGTATACAAATCAAATCAACCCAATGGTGTTCTTCACTGGTGTTGGCTTGTTGAACTATGGCAATAAGAGCAGTAAAGATACACAAAGTGCGTTAGATAGAACTAACGTAGGTCGTTTAGTAGCATATATTAGACGCCAATTGACAATAGCGGCAAGACCGTTCGTGTTTGAGCCAAATGATGCTCTAACAAGAACTCAAATTTCTGGTGTTGTTGAGTCACTAATGGTAGACTTAGTTGCTAAGAGAGGTCTATATGACTACTCAGTGGTTTGTGATGAAAGCAATAACACACCAGCTCGTATCGATAGAAATGAACTTTGGATCGATATCGCAGTTGAGCCAGTTAAGGCGATTGAATTTATCTACATCCCTGTTCGTATCGTCAACACGGGTGCTATATAATTGAGCAACAAAATCTCCCGGAAACGGGAGATTTAAAAAATAGATAAATACAAATACTAGGAGAATTCAAAAATGGCTTCATTATCACAATCATTAAGCAATATGTCTGTAGGGGCTGACAATACGCCCGATACAGCAGGTTTATTGATGCCAAAATTACAATATAGATTCAGAGTTATATTTTCAAACTTTGGTGTCGCGGCTGCTACGCAAGAATTAACAAAACAAGTTATAGACGTAACACGCCCACAAGTAACATTCACTGAAATACCAATCGATGTATATAACAGTAAGTTATATCTTGCTGGTAAGCACGACTGGTCAGCACTTACAATCAACATCAGAGATGATGCTACAAATGCTGTTGCTAAATTAGTTGGCGAACAACTACAGAAGCAATTAGACTTTGCTGAACAAGCAAGTGCCGCAACTGGTTCTGATTATAAATTTGAAATGCAAATTCAAATTCTTGACGGTGGTAACGGAACGTTAATACCAAATGAACTTGAAACTTGGTCATTAGCTGGTTGCTTCATTCAAGCCGCTAACTATAACAACTTGAACTACGGTGCATCAGAAGTTGTAACTGTTTCTTTAACTATTCGCTTTGATAACGCATTGCAATCTAAGACACCTATTACTGACTTTGCTCAGAATGGTACTTTAGGTCAGACAGTGGGTAGAGCGTTAGGTACTACAACAGTTACTTCTCTAGGTCAGTAATTTTAGTTAAGTAAATGGCAGGCTTCTTTCAACAAGTCGCTAAGGGGTTTACCGAAACATTCTTCGGTAACCCCTTTTTACGTGACTATACACACGCATCTAAAACATTTAGAACAAACGCCTACCAGTATTCTCCTAAATATAAATTCTTATTTCACGTTTACTTTGAATTGAATTCTCAATATATAACTGGTTTGGATACTATATTCGGTAGTGATAATAATTTAGGATTACTAGTTAAATCAATTCAGCTTCCTAAATTTACGTTTGATACGCACGATATGAATCAATACAATCGTAAACGTATTGTTCAAACAAAAATTAGATATGATCCAATACAAGTAACATTTCACGATGATAACGGCAATCTAGCTAGACAACTATGGTATAGTTATTATTCATACTATTACAAAGATCCATCACAATCGTTCTCTGG